GGAACAATATATTTATTGAAAAATGGTCCTGATAATTGAGCCTGAGGTGTATGTTTGTGTACGGTTCGGGCAATCATTTTATACAATTTGAAATCGGGATACCTTTCGTCGCCGTTTTTCTTGTACAAAATATTGCGACCTTTGTCATCTTGTGTCCATTCTACCATTAATTTTGCCAAATGATCCATTGGGTCAATATCATTTGGGTCCTCTACAAAATAATCAAATAATGAGCACGCTAATCTACATAGATCAAAACTCATATTGGGTTCTAATCTTGGCTTTTTCGGATTAAAATAAGGCTCGCAATTATATTGGGTAGCCGCGTCACCTTTTGAATGGTAACTATCGCTGCAGATAAAACGACCTTGATATTTATATATAGCGCGTCCAAAATCAATGATCTTGAAGATTTTTCCAAATGTCGGGACTTTATAATATTTTTGATTGTATCGATAATATAAAAATTGCTTTTCTGTTTTTTTAAACATTATATTATTTGTATGCAAATCATTATGAGTGAAATGAAAAACTTTTTGGTATATAATTAACATCATGATAATTTGAAATAAACAGGCTCTCCATTCATCGGCACCCATCTCATTTTCTTCATTCAATAACGAGTCCAGCGTTCCATCTAAACACTCTAAGCATATTACTTGTGTTGGAAAATCAAACAATACACTATTGACTTCTATATCCGAATCAAGACTAGATATGGTGGATGATTCTTCTTCACCACTGTCATCGTTGGAAGAAATGGTCTCTTCATTATCCGAGCATTGGGAATGTGTATTTGATGATCGCGAAGAACAAGTCGAGTCGGTTTTTCTTGATTGGTTGTGAGGTAAATCAAATTCAAAAACCAGGTCTGGTTGTGTTGGATTACTATTGCTAGAAATATCAGATAAATGAAACACTGCTTTAAAATCGTCGTTGTTAACAGAATCAATGTTTTTGTTACTAACATTTTTACCAATATTCAGTTTTTTCTTATAATTTCTTGTATCAAAATCTACTAACATTCCTAGATCAATATTCTCAAGTTTGAATTTATCTTCTTGATTTTTATGAAAATAGGTTGAATTATGTAAATAATCTATATCATCGGCCACATTATAAACAAATTTTTTCTGAATTCCAAGAAATGACCCAAAGAAATCTAAACCGTGGGGAAAATAACAATTATGATATAACTGACTTGTTAAATAAGAAAAGAAACTATCTGCATATGCCGAATTATTTGGGTCAAGCACTTTCTTATGACAAATACTTTCAGTTAGTTCCGGCAATGCGATGCGTTCTGTTTCCCCTAAATCTTTATATTTTCCCACCATGTATTTTACAGGATCCAATAATGGAGAGAATTTAAAAAAACATAATTTATTCTCGTTTTTGCCATTGGCATTCACAATACAATTAAATTTATTGCGTTTATCTGTCTTTGTCACATTTGTAATATGATATTTGTGATTCAAGTTAAGATTCTTGTAATTGGATTCTTTAAGAGAAAAAAATTGGTTGTAAAGCGGAATATAATTTTGCGCATTAGAAATTCCTATGTCGTTCAGAGAACTAAAAAGAGGGACATTGTCATTTTTTTTATAATATAAGTTAAACATTAGTGTTTATTGATAAAATTTATATAAGCTTTAAACTTATTGCGTAAATTCATATTAATTTTAATATAAATGAAAAATAATATGAATTTGGAATTAAAAAAGTTCGATATGAAAAATATCAAATACAAATCGAGTGAGACTCAGGGACCCGTTATCGTTTTAATAGGGCGGCGTGATACAGGAAAATCTTTTTTAGTAAAGGATTTGTTGTATCACCATCAAGATATCCCAATAGGAACGGTTATTTCGGGAACAGAAGCGGGAAATGGTTTTTATTCTAAGATGGTTCCTAAATTATTTATCCACGATGAATATAATACTGCTATAATTGAGAATATTTTAAAACGGCAAAAAATGGTCATTAAACAAATAAACAAAGAGGTTGCTGCATACGGAAGAAGTAATATAGATGGTAGAGCATTTGTTATTCTAGATGATTGTTTATATGATAATAGTTGGGCCCGAGATAAATTGATGCGTCTTCTGTTCATGAATGGTCGTCATTGGAAAATAATGTTAGTTATAACAATGCAATACCCTTTAGGGGTTCCTCCAAATCTAAGAACAAATATAGATTATACTTTTATTCTTCGCGAACCTTATATTAACAATAGAAAACGCATATATGAAAATTATGCCGGTATGTTTCCAACATTTGAGAGCTTTTGTCAAGTGATGGATCAATGTACGGAAAATTATGAATGTTTGGTAATAGCCAATAATGCCAAATCTAATAAATTAGATGACCAAATATTTTGGTATAAGGCAGATGCGCATCGAGATTTTAAACTCGGTTCTAAGGAATTTTGGGAAATGTCAAAAGATATTGGTTCTGACGACGACGAGGAAACATTTGATCCCAAAGCGCAAAGAAAAGGGCCACGGATAAACGTCAAGAAAAGTCGCTGGTAATTTAAATTCTTTCTCCTACCTTATCAACTTCGCCTCCTCCCAACTCTGCTCTATCAATTAAATTTTGTTTATATAAACTTTTATAGTCAAAGGTACAGTTGTGATTGTCTGAGTATATATGTAAATTGCAAAATCTCTTTTTACATTTACAATCGAATGCAGTGATTGACAACTTTTTCTTACAGCCTTTTAATTGACATCTCTTAGGAGTTTTCTTCTTTTTAACTTGGGTATTAGAACTATGTGGAGTATTTTCAATAATCGCATTGTCAATTACTATTGTCATTGGTGGTAATTTATCAGTAAAATTAAGTTTTGGTTTATTGGCATTCATCTTTAATTACAATAAACATATGATTTTATAATCAATTTTATAAAATTATTTAATCTTCTTTCTTTTCAGTGATTTCCAAATCCACTTTATCTTCTTGCGCGGCTTCTTGTGCGGCTTCTTGTGCGGCTTCTTGTGCGGCTTCTTGTGCTTTGTCAGACTCGCGCGTTCTAACGTTGGCTCCTTCAAAAAGTTCTTTTCTAATATCCGCAGAAGATACTTCACCATTTAATCCTGCTTCAGTAGTATTCATATTAGCAACTCCAATTAAATTACCTTCACTATCGATATTTTGCGTTAATTTATTACCACTATCCTGTGCAATTTTGACATTTTCTGCAATGGCAGCGCGTTTTGATTCCCTAACGCGTTTTTCAAATGCAACCTTGGCTTGTTTCTCATTCAAATTTTTTTCACTCATCAATTGATTTAACTCGTCTTCCAAATATTCCACACGACCTGTTTTATACGCTTCCGGATTCCAAGGCATCCACAAACCCACCGGACCCACATAAACATCATGGTTTGGGTCTACCTCTCTAAGCATCCTACATCTTAACTCAGCTTCCTGTTGTGTAGGGTATGCTCCTCGTATTTTAATTCCCCGAGTACTCGTTTGAAAATCAAATGCAGTATTAAAATCTTGTTCTAGAGTTTCTTCTTTAGCATCAACGAAATTTTTGTAATCATCATCAAGGGTGGTTTTGACAAGTTTGTCCGATTCTGATTTAGTATATTCTTGAAAATCAACCATAACCTTATCGAAATTCAGATTATATTTAAAAGCAAGAAAGTTTAGAAATTGTGTGAATTTTTCTGTTGATTTAGTAAAATCCCAATGTTTTAGGAATTCTTGAAAGTAAAACAGTTCTTTCTTTTTTAGAATTTTTTCCGGTGATACAAAACTCACACAACAATATTTCTGTCCTGCAATTGGTTTATCTTCCTCCAATAAATCAACATATTTAGGATTATTAACTCCTTTGGACAAAAATTGGTTCTCATAGCTATTTTTATCTGTCATTATATTTTATTTCTAGTCATATTATTTTAAGTTTTTTTATTGCATATATATATTTTTTTTCTTGCTGAATTATATAAATGCTCGGACAATTAGGACAAATTTTAGACATTGGCGAACTCGTCAGACGCATCGTTAAATACGTTGTTGAAGGTATCATGGTTGCCATCGCAGCCTACGCAATCCCAAAACGCTCCATGAATTTAGATGAGGTTATGCTTATTGCTTTGACAGCTGCTGCAACATTCAGTATTTTAGATACTTATGTACCAAGTATGGCTGTATCAGCACGATCGGGAGCCGGATTTGGAATGGGAGCGAACCTTGTTGGATTCCCTCGTTAAGTTAATATTCATATAATTTTTATTGTAATAAGAATTATATTGTTGGGATAAATTCCCATTGCAATTCTTTGCAAATTTTTTTCCAAATATCATCTTGTTCGATACGCTTTACGGGATCCTTTAACATTGGAAAAAAAGATAAGAAATGATTCTCTCCTAGTAATTCGCACATTTTATATAGTACATAATAGTAATTTAAAAAATTCACCCTGTCATCGGGGCAATGTTTAGCATAAGGTTTTTGTATATCCATAAAAAGACAGCATAACGTTTCTTCCAATCGAGGTTTCATAATAGGTGGTTTTATACCTAATTTATCTTTAATAAAAGGAATATGTTCGTAATATTTATTGTATCCTAACTTTTTTAAAATATCTTTCGCTTTTTTATTAGTCATTTGTGCTAACGTTATCCTCTCCTTCTTTATTTGCAATGTAATATTTGTGAGTACCTCATCCGGGATTTGTGTAGTCTCTTTTGCTTGAAATTGAGCCAATATTTCACGAAAATGATTTATGCGCTTATAAGCATAAAAACACACTTCTTTAGGTGGTTCTTTATATGATGGTTTTTCGTGTTCTATGATAAAATTAATTTGATGGGAGCAAACTTTGCAAATCATTACACCTTCCGATTCTACCGGGATTAATTCACCGCTGCATTTATCGCACACTTCGTGTAAATGAATATAATCATTTATATTTAAAAAAGATTCATCGATATTATTAAGATATTTTTGAGTATTATTTACTTCTTGTTTTTTAGATTTTGTTTCATTCTTTTTATTAAAAAATGAAAACAATACCTTTGTTTTGCTATCATTTCCATCTGCCAATTCCTTTTTTTTTTCATAATAATCAAATACATATTTGGAATTATCCAGTAAATAATTTTTACGCTCCTTTTCATAGTGGTTAATTTGTTTTGCATGTTGTCTAATTTTATCTTTTAGTTCCAATGTTTCATCAATTGATAAATTTTTTGTTTTTAATTTATTCTTATATTTTTTTCGTTCCTCCTTTAATTTAGGTATTATTGTATTCTCATTTTTTTTAAACTCTATCATCTTTTCCTGATGTTTACTATCAACGGTGACATTGGATTTTTTTGATACCAATATTTTTTTATTGGCTTTTGGTTTAAAGGACGGCATTATAGTATATTAATCTCTTTTATTTAATTATATATTTTGTTAATGTTCAAAATAAAGTTAAATTTTAATATTATCTTTCTCTCCGATATTTAATGGATATTGACAAAGATATCAATAATACTATGCAAATTGATGCTATTAAATTACACAAGATGGCATTTCTTTATAATGCTTTAGAAGAAGGGTGGCGGATAAAGAAAAAGAATAATATGTATATTTTCACAAAAAATCATGAAGGACAGAAAGAAGTTTTTTTAGATAATTATTTAAAACAATTTTTGGAAAATAATTTCGATATAAACAAAATTATAAATCAAATGTAATTAACCAAAATCAAAGGAAAAATAATGTTAAATAAAACATTATTTTTTTTGTGCCTTACCATAACTTTAAATTAAATTAAAATTAAAACGAAAATTTTTTTTTCTTTAGCAATAGTATAACTAATGGGAGGAGGATTAATGCAGCTCGTTGCCTATGGCGCACAAGACGTTTATCTTACAGGTAATCCACAGATTACTTTCTGGAAAGTTACATACCGCAGACACACCAACTTTGCTATGGAATCAATTGAACAAACCTTTAACGGACAAGCCGATTTCGGCCGCAGAGTCCAATGCACTATCTCCAGAAATGGTGATCTTGCCTACCGCACCTATCTTCAGGTCACTCTCCCAGAGATTGGCCAAGAAGGTTGCTGTGGAACTGACGCAGGTAAATGCGAAAAAACTTACGCTCGTTGGTTAGACTACCCTGGTGAGCAACTTATCTCAATGGTTGAAGTTGAGATTGGAGGACAACGCATCGACAGACAGTATGGTGACTGGATGCACATCTGGAACCAGCTTACCCTCACCGCCGAGCAGGAGCGTGGATACAACAAGATGGTTGGACAAACCACCCAACTTACTTACTTGATTGATCCATCTTTCGCTGATGTTGACAGTGCTTGTGCCGCATCTGATGTCCCAGCCGCAGTATGTGCCCCTCGTAATGCACTGCCTGAAACTACACTTTACATCCCACTTCAGTTCTGGTTTTGCCGTAACCCTGGACTTGCATTGCCATTGATTGCACTTCAGTACCACGAAGTTAAAATCAATCTGGAGCTTCGTCCATCAGACGAGGTTTTGTTTGCTGTTTCCAACCTTACAGAAGGAACTAGTTTGGGTGGAGTTGCTAATGGCCAATCTGTCAAAGACGGAGCCGCATACCAAAAATCTTTGGTTGCCGCATCCCTCTATGTTGACTACGTTTTCCTTGATACCGATGAGCGTAGACGCATGGCACAAAACCCACACGAATACTTGATTGAGCAGCTTCAATTCACCGGCGATGAATCCGTTGGATCTTCATCCAACAAAGTTAAACTCAATTTCAATCACCCTTGTAAAGAGATTATCTTCGTTGTTCAGCCAGACAAAAATGTTGACTACTGTCAATCATTCTTGAAGGATATGGACTTGAACCGTGCTCTTGGTGCACAGCCATTTAATTACACTGATGCCCTAGATGCTCTTGTTCCATCCTTTGCAGCATTCTCCGGATTTGACCAATTGACCAGAAACAGTGCCGGTGGTGTGGATAATCAAGGCGGATTTATTACATCACGCGGACTTTTCCAAGACCCAGGAGCCGATGGTAATTTCACTCCAGGATCTCAATGGGGAACCATATTGCAAGATGGAACTGTCTGCTCTGTTCCCGCACTTTCTGTTGCATTCCCGCAGTCCAACATTGGAGACTCTCAAGTTTCAGATGCAGGTGCCTTCGTTCTTGCTGAGACAGCACTTAACATGCACTGTTGGGGACAAAATCCAGTTGTTACTGCCAAACTTCAACTTAACGGACAAGATCGTTTCTCTGAGCGTGAAGGAACTTACTTTGATTTAGTGCAGCCATACCAGCACCACACCAGAAACCCAGACACTGGAATTAACGTTTACTCGTTTGCACTTCGCCCAGAAGAGCACCAGCCATCT